CCCCTTTTTTTGTGTCCATGCTTAAAAAATATTAGATATTAAGTAGTTTTGTATCTTTATTTAGGTACTCTGCCGAGCAACCACCACTCATACCTTATTACCCCACTCTCTACTCAAGCATCAATCTCCAACTGCCACTTGTGAATTCAATAGGTTATTTGTATCTTAGCTATGAATTCAATAGGATGCAAAGCATCTAATGATTTTATAAAATTGTCTAACAACAATTCAATACGGTGCATTATGCCAAGAAAAAGTAAGAAAAAAGATATTCCAGAGCATTTGCTACATCACAAAGAGGCATTAAAAGCCATCTCTTGGTGTTTTAAACGCTATATAAAGGCATATCCTGTTCCTTGTGGTACTCAGTATCATATTATCGTAGAAGATGGCTTAAAACGCTTTAAATCGCCTAAAACGTACAATAAAGATGAATGGTCAGACGTGATATGGGGCATTTACCTACATTATTACAGAAAAAATGCCAATTCACTATAACACGACATATGTTTTATATGTCATGTTATATAATCCATGTTATATATTATGTTTAGAACAAGCCATATTATATTCAAGATAATGCATGATATACTTATATGCCATGTAATAACTATTGCATGTTATATCCAATATATATCTTATTATATATATCTGCCATACAGGCAGGTGCATTATGTAAAGTACATATAAATCAACAATTATTATTTAGATATGAAAACCATAGAATTAGAGTTATCAGTTCCAACGACACTCAACGACATCACACTTGGGCAGTATCAGAAGTACCTGAAGGTATTGGATGCCAACAAGGGAGATGCTAATGAGTTTATAACGCTAAAGACCATTGAGATATTTTGCAATGTATCTCTAAAAGAAGTTTTGTCTATTCCAGCAGTAGAGGCTGAGAAAGTGCTTAACATCATCACTAAGGCATTTGAAGAAAAGCCGAATTTAATACGCAGGTTTGACTTGCTTGGCGTGGATATGGGTTTTGAACCCTCTCTTGAAACTATTTCATTGGGCGCATATATTGACGTGGAGGACAACATTACGGATTGGCAAAAGATGCACAAGGCTATGGCTGCGCTGTACAGACCTGTCAATTTCAAGCAAAAAGATAAATACACAGTTGCGCCTTACGAGCCAAGTGATGAAGTCGCAGAGCTTATGAAAGAGATGCCTCTTGATGTTGCAATGAGTGCTATGGTTTTTTTTTACGATTTAGGGAGGGAGTTGTTGAAAGCTATTCCGAGTTATATACAGAAAAATCTGACGGAGGAACAGACTTATCAGCTCAAGCAAATTTTGGCTCTAAATGGGGTTGGTATCAATCAATATACGCACTCGCTGGAGGAGATGTTCTCAAGTTTAACGAAGTTACAGAACTTCCATTATTCCAATGCCTCAACTACCTAACATTTGAAAAAGAGAAGAACGAATTAGAAGCAGCAATGATAAAGAAAGCATACAAGCGATGAGAGAGTTTTACGATTTAATAGATAAAATACACGCAGAGTTAAATTCAAACGACTTTGTTAATACCGTTACATTCGGCAACATTATGGATGTTGATTTAGCAAAGCAAAGTATATTTCCTCTGGCACACATAAACATACAAGACGCTACGTTTTCCGAACACACCGTAACATTCTCTATGCAGATAATTGCTATGGATATTGTTGATGAAAGCAAAGAGGATAAGTTTGCAGCGACATCTCAACCATACAAAGGGTTAGATAACAAGCACGATGTACTCAACACACAACTTGGCGTGATAAACAAACTGCAACAAGAATTAAGATATGGCGTAAGGGGTAGTCTTAATGCCGATGACTACATTTTAGATACCGATGCAACTGCCACTATGTTTGAGGATAGATTTGAGAATCTATTGTGTGGCTGGGCATTAAACTTAACGATAACTATACCTAACAACGAGATAAGCGTTTGCTAATGGATATTAGATTCAAAAATACAGAAGCGTATATAAAGGGGTTTGCCGAAAGTAAACTTATTCAGTATTTCCTTGAATCATATCAGAAGTCAAGAGTTAGACCAGCATCAGGAGAGAGACCTTACGTTCAAGGCAATATAGATGAAAGGGTTGAATCAAGTGGAGCTGGTGGTAGCTCCTTAAATGTAAAAGTAGAAAATAACGGTTTAAATATTAACCTATACGGAAACAGATACCTTGAGGATGTCGATAGAGGTACTAAGGGAATAAACGTAGATTTGAATAATATAATAAGTTGGATAAAAACAAAGCCAGTTACATTAAAGGATTTATCTACTGGAAAGGAAATACCAAGAAACGAAGCTAATATTACAGTTGTAGCGGGAAAAATAAAAAACACATTATCTTCGGTAGGAATAAAACCAGCCAGATATATTAGCGAAGTAGTTGAGAAGGCATTTAACAATATAGTGAGCGGTATGCTACCTCCACTAAAAGAAGATGTAACAGGTAAATTAGATGATATACTAACAAGTGTTGGCTATGTGAAAAAGGGCAACACCTATGTTTTAAAAGGTAAATAATGGCAAGACTAATAAACACAAGAAGTCCGTTTTATATAAAGGTTTCAGATACTAACCTTCAAAGTGCAGAGTTAAAATTATACATATACGAAGGAACAAAGGATGTTACTCCTGATGCTGCGGATTTAAAATACACAATAGAGAAAGCAGAACTTGGAGAAACAAATTATGTTGTATTTGAAATATCAGAGCTTGTAAGAGACTACATTGATGCAAGGTACGATGGAGAATATGATAGCTATTGTGTATGGGTAAATCCTGTAATTACAGCTACTAATGAAAGCGGAACTACTATAACATCTCCAATAGTAACGCCAAGTGATTATGATGACCAGTTTATAGCTACTGATGGCTACGGTTACTTTGAGGAAGGCATCAACCCAGACTTTGATGAAGGGCTAATGATGTCTGAAGGAACTATATATAGGGTCAATGATAGAAGTGTGAACATTCCTGTTTACACAGGCAGTACAAATAGCGTAGCTTTTAGATTAAATGGAGAAACTGTATATTCTAAAAATGTTGTTTATACAGACCCAGCAAACCCAACAACTTCTGAGGCAATTCAATATATAGCCTCTGATGGTTTTTCTGGCGCAGATAGTTACAGAGAAAGAGTGCTTGAAGCTGGAGGCATATTTGAGGAAAACTCACTACTCGATGCGTTTGAGGATGAAATAGATTTAGGAGAGATTGACGAGGTTTACGTTAACTATACTAACGCCACAGAAACAAAAACTAAAGTACTTAAAGTAAAAACATTTGACTGTTCAAAGTATGAGCCAATACGAGTTACCTTTGTAAACAAATACGGTGCGTTTCAAGACCTTTACTTTACAAGAAGAAGCAATGAGTCCATAAATGTAAAAACAGAGGATTACAAAGCATCTGTAATAGATTTTACTAACTTCTCTTACGATACTTCGGCACACCAAATGAGAACATTGAATCTGGTAGGCAACGAAAGTATAACGCTGAATACAGATTACATTGATGAATCCTGCAACGAACACATTAAGCAGCTAATGCTATCAGAACAGATTTGGATGACAAGACTTACTGATGAAGAAAAGGTAGTGCCATTGAAGTTGAAGAGTAACTCATTACAGTTAAAGAAACGAGTAAGCGACAAGTTAATTCAATATACAATGGAGTTTGACGTTGCAGCAGATAAGATAAATAACATTCGATAATGAATAAAGTAGTATTGTATATAAAAGATACCGATGATGTATTTCAGGCGGTAGATTTATTTGAAGATGAAACAATATCTGTAACATCTAAGATACAGGATATACGAGATATATCAAAGATATTTACAGACTTTTCTCAATCTTTTACATTACCTGCTTCCAAGAAGAACAACAAGATATTCAAGCATTTCTACAACTACTTTATATCAGAGGGTGCATTTGATGCAAGAAAGAAAGTAGATGCCATTATAGAGATAAACTACATTCCTTTTAGAGAAGGTAAGATATTTCTTAATGGTGTAAAGATGAAGGAAAACAAGCCATTTGCTTACAATGTCACATTCTTTGGGGATACAGTAAACTTAACAGATGCTTTGGGAGACGATGAGTTAAGCGCACTTGACCTTTCGGCATTCAATCACGACTACGATTCAGATGAGGTAGAGACTGGTCTTACTACTGGTTTTTTCTCTGAATCAATTATATACCCCCTTATAACGCACACTAAAAGACTTTATTTTAACTCTGATACTAATCACAATGCAGACACTATTATTGGGGATTTATCTTATCACCAAAACAATTCGCACAGTCAAGATGTTGCATTGACATTTGATGACTTAAAACCAGCTATAAAGGTAACCGATATAATAGACGCTATTGAGGCTAAAACATCTTATGGATTAACTTTTGCATCTGGTTCTGCCAACAACTTCTTTGAAAGCACAGCTTTTAGTAACTTATATCTTTGGTTAAGTAAAACAAAAGGAGTTTTAGGCGGTCAAGAAGGAGGTGATGAAGCTATCAGAATAGTTGGAGATTGGTCTCCAAGAGCGAATACAGACCTCGTTTGGGATGTTGATATTTCAAACGGAGAGAATTTATCGTTAGATGGGCAATACTTCCTTTATCCAGATGCAAGTGTTGAATCAACAATTATTATTGTCCCTTCTGCTGGTTACACAGACATTGAGTACTCAATAGAAATGCTTATTGATGGAGATGTTGTGGCTACTGTATCTGGAGCAAAGGGAACGACATCTTTAATACACACAGAAACAGCAGGAGATTTAATACAAGGACAATCAGTAGTAAATTTTAGAGTTAAATCTAAAGGAGTTCTTATTTTTACACCCTCCTTAACAACAAATGTTTTTACTTCTGATTTAAGTGTCAATGATACTGGAGTATATGATTGTCCAGCGCAAAGTTCAACCTCATCCATAATTGTAAGCGAACAAGTGCCAAAGATAAAAACAATAGACTTTTTAACTGGACTGTTTAAGTTATTTAATCTGACTGCATTTATAGAACAAGATAGAAAAGATTCAAATTACGGTAAAATAAAAGTATTAACACTTGATGACTTTTACGATGACAACCCAAATATATTCGATATTACAAAGTACGTTGATTCAAAAAATACAGATATAGAATCAACAGTTCCTTTTAGCGAAATAAACTTTAGGTATAAAGAGGGCAAGACGCTTTTAATGAAGCAGCACAAAGAAACATTTAATGATGATTTCGGAGATGAGGAATTTAGACCAACAGGTGTTGACAGAGGTAAACCTTATAAGGTAGATGTTCCATTTGAGCATTTTAAGTTTGAAAGATTGATTGATGAAAATCCATCAGGAATAGGTAAGACGCAGATACAATGGGGATATTCAGCAGGAGACAACTTTAAACCAGTATCTAATCCAAAACAAGGAGAGCAACCTTCTGCTAATTACGAACCTGTACTTACAGCACCAACGCTATTTTACGGTATTAGAATAACAGGAATCACAGCAGGGGGAGGTATAAACTGGAATGGCAGCACTCACGATGAACTACTAAATTACTGGAGACCTTCAAATACAAATGAAAACGGAACTAATACTATTGACGAATATACGGAAGATGGAACTACGACATCAACGGTAGCAAATAAACTTGTAGATAGTGGTCAGAACTTTACGTCAACAGTTACAGTAGGAGATTACGTTCTTAATGAAACTGATAATACGCAAACAAAAGTTACAGCAATAGATAGTGATACGCAGTTGTCTTTAGCTGATGACATATTTACTTCAGGAGAAGATTATGTAATTTATCACGCACCAGAGTTTACACTTAACTTTGACAACGAGATTGACGAGTGGAGTTTTACAGATTACGGAGGTCAGTCTAATTCATTGTTTAAGAATTTCTATAAAACTTATGTAGAAGATGCTTTTAATGCCAAGAAAAGGATATTCAAACTTACAGCACATTTACCCAATAGTATATTACTTAACTATAAGCTAAACGATAGGTTTCAGATAGGAGACAAGGTGTTTACTATAAATTCGATAGATACAAACTTAAAAACAGGGGAATCTAAACTTGAATTACTAAACGTATTATGATAAAGAACATTATAGATTTATTACAGGTCTCCGATTGGTATGGAATTTCTCACAACATAGATGTTGCCAAAGGAATGTACAAAGCACCCAATAGTTGGGATAGCGCAGTTAAACAAGTGAAACGAGTGAAAGAATCTAAAGCATACAGAAATGGCTGAACAAAAGATACTTATATCAATAGAGATACAAGATAAAAACTCTAAAAGGGTTGTAGATAGCACAACCGCAAGTCTTGGTAAATTAGAGAGAAGTCAAAAGAGAGTATCTAAAGCAACAGACCAAACAAGAGCAACATCTGGTCTGAACAACGCTATATTGATGGAAACAAGCCGACTTGCTTCTGATGCGAGTTTTGGCTTTACAGCTATTGCGAATAACTTATCGCAGTTGATTAACTTATTCAGGATGTCGAAAGATGCTACTGGAGGTTATATGAAATCTATAAAGAGTTTACTTAAATTTAGTAACTTATTGCTTATTGGAATACAGCTTTTAATTACTTTTTTACCCAGAATAATAAAGAGATTTCAGGAAAGCACAAAACAGGCAAATGCTTTAGGTAAGGCATTTTCAGATGCCACAGCTCAAATAACAGCACAAAGAACTGAATTATTAGCATATCAGGGTTTACTAAATTCAAACAACTTATCTTTAGCTCAAAAAGAAAAACTAATAAGGAAAGTAAGAAAAGAAACTGGATTAGAAAATATAAAACTTAATGAAAATAATCAGTTAAACGAATACTCTAATAAACTTATAGCGAAGAAAATACAGCTTATGATGTTAGAGGCACAAGCTAATAATGTCAAGAAACAGGTAGAAAAAGTTATAGCTGATAGGGAGGAGGAGCTATTAAAAATAAGAGAGAAACAAAATAGTTCTTTATCTAAATTTACAGATTTTGTAGATAGAAACACAAAGGGTTTACAGGAAAACGCAAAACAAGTTATAAGTGCCGCTAAAGAGGGGCTAAAGACACAGAGTTTTTATAAAACAGGACAGAAACTTCTTGAGGGATTGGGCTTTGTTCAAAAACAATATAATGAAGACGTAAATAGCGCAGAGGCTATTCAGAGTAGGAAAAATAAAACTGACCAAGAGGCTTCCGAAATAACTGAAAAATACAACAAGCAACTTACCCCTTTATTGCAGACTTTTAGAGAGCTTGTTAAACAAATAGCGTTAACCGAATTTCAAATGGGCGAATACTCAGATAGCATACAAAAGTTATCTGCAATATCATTTAAGGATTTTGCTAATGCTAATAAGGAGATGAGAGATATGACTAAAAACTTTTCAGCTCAACTAATAGATGATGAATTAACAAGAAATCAAACATTACTTGCTCTTGAACGTGATTACTATCTTCAATCAATAGACCAAAGTATAGCGGCTGAAGAAGAAAAAGCAAAGGCAAGAGCCGCAGTTATTGCATTCTTTAATCAAGAAATAGAACAAGAAAATTTACGTCATTTTTCCGCATCTTTAGATTTAGTAGAGCAGTCATTTAATGAAGAGACGGCTATTGCTAAAGCGGCATTGTTTGTAAAACAAGCAATCGCAATGCAAGAACTATTACTTGATATAGGTGTCTTGAAGAGTAAAGCTAAAAATGCAGCCACAGAAGCAGGATTAGATTTGGTTGTCGCCCAGAAAGATGTAAGTGCTGGTGGTGCTAAAGTTGCTAAAACTGCAAATCCACTTGCTATTGCGGCTTATGCTTTAACCGCAGCATCTATTATTGCCAATATGATAAAGGCTGTTAAAAGGGTAAAAGAGGTATCTGGAGCATCAGGTGGCGGTGCTGGTGGTGCTTCTGCTTCGAGCAGAACAATTCAAGCACCAGACTTCAATATAGTTGGCGCATCTCAAACATCACAATTAGCTGAATTAGTCTCTGCACAACAAGCTAAGCCAATAAAAGCATTTGTGGTTGGTAAAGACATTTCAACGCAACAAGAATTAGATAGAAATATAACAAACACCGCATCATTGGGTTAATTTATTAGTATGAAAGTAATAGAACTATTTATAGACGAAGAAGGGGAGTTCGCTGGAATTGATGCCATATCAATCGTAGAACAACCAGCAATAGAGGAAAACTTTGTTGCTCTAAAAGAAGATATAAAGGTAGAACTTGCAGACGTTGACAAAGAGAAGCGTATTCTAATGGGTGCTGCTCTTATACCTAACAAAAAGATATACCGAAAGAATGGAGAGGATGAGTTTTATATTTATTTCTCCGAAGATACGGTTCGCAGGGCATCAGAACTATTCTTAATGAAAGGAAACCAAAGTAAGTCAACTCTTGAGCATCAGGCATCTTTATCTGGTCTTACAGTAGTAGAAAGTTGGATTGTAGAGGATGACACGCACGACAAATCACGTAAGTATGGATTGAATATGCCTGTTGGTACGTGGATGGTATCTATGAAGGTAAACAATGACGAGGTTTGGGAAGATTACGTTAAGACAGGTAAAGTAAAGGGATTCTCTATTGAGGGTTACTTTACAGATAAAGTAGAGATGTCTATGATTGATGCCGAACTGGAAGCTGCTGAAGTATTATTAGAGATTGCAGATAGTATTGAAGCTGGTAAGCTAAACCTTGAAACTTACTCTGATTACGGAGAGGGAGTTAGAAATAACGCAAAGCGTGGTATAGAACTGAATAAGAAAGTAAATAATCGTTGCGCAACCTCTGTGGGGAAAATAAGAGCGCAGCAGTTGTCAAGGGGAGAAAAATTGAGTGTGTCCACGATAAAGAGGATGTATTCTTACTTATCAAGAGCAGAGGAATACTATGACCCAAGCGATTCAAAAGCTTGTGGCACTATCTCATACTTGTTATGGGGTGGTAAAGCTGGACTTGCTTGGAGTAGAGGTAAACTAAAACAACTTGGAGAAATAAAAGATTGATATGAGTAAAAATGAAACAGTAGGAAGGCAAGTTCCAACAAACAGCAGAAGAGGATGTCTATGTAAAAATGGCAAAACCTATTCAAGAAGGTGTTGCGATGGCACTTTAAGGTCGCAGGGCATAGGTAAAATAAATGCCTAAAAATCTAACAGTACAATAATTATTTGTTATTTGTGCATATTTTAACTGTTAATTAACACATAATGGAGAGTAAAGCTACAAACATTTTAAATGATATTATGCAAAAGCTCTCTGCTATTACTGAGGTAGAAACCAAAGAAGTTGAGAACATTGAAGTTCAAGCTGAAGAGGTAGAAACTCCAGAAGTAGAGGAAGTTGCATTATCTGAAGATTCTACTGAAGTTGAACTATCTGAGGAAGTTGAAGAATCAACTGAAGAGGTAGAATTGGCTGAAGAGGAAGTTAAAGAAGAATCTACTGAATTAGAAGAAGAAGTTTCTGAAGAAGTAGAACTTATGGAGGGTTACGTGAAAGAAGAGGATTTTAATTCTAAGATTGCGGAACTTGAGGATATGATTAAGTCCATAAAAGAAGATATGATGGTAGAGTACAATAAGGTTGAGCAAGAGAAAGCCGAACTTTCTTCTCAATTAGAAAAGCTATCTGCTGAACCAGCAGCCGAGCCTATTGCACACGCACCATCACAAAAGAATGAAGAAAAAGAGGTGGTTAAATTCGGTCAGAATCGCCCTGCAAACACACTTGACCGAGTATTTTCTAAATTAATATAACAATGAGTAATCAAAAAGTAAATTTATACGCTGGTAATGGCTCTGTTAATACCATTACCTCTACTTATGCTGGAGAATTTGCAGGGAAATATATTTCTGCTGCGCTTTTGACTGGTAAAACATTGGCTGATGGTGCTATCACTATTAAGCCTAATGTAAAGTTTAAGGAAGTTGTAAAGAAAGTTGCTTCAACTAACTTTATCGCTGATGCTTCTTGTGATTTTTCTGCTACTGCTGATTCATTAACGCTTACAGAGCGTATTCTTCAGCCAGAAGAGTTCCAAGTTAACCTTGAGCTATGTAAAAAGGATTTCAGACAAGACTGGGAGGCTGTACAAATGGGATATTCTGCATTTGACAAACTACCTGCTTCTTTCTCTGATTTTATCTTAGGTCATGTTGCTGCTAAAGTAGCTGAAAAAACTGAGCAAAACATCTGGGCTGGTGTAAATGCCAATGCTGGAGAATTTGACGGTTTGACTGTACTTATGGCTGCTGACGGAGATGTAAATGATGCTGCTAATGGTTCTGAGACTTCCTATACATCTTCTAACATTGTAACGCTTCTTGGAAATGTAGTTGACGCTGTTCCTTCTGCTGTTTACGGTAAAGAAGATTTAACTATCTACTTGCCAACTATTGCGCTTCAAGCGTATGTACGTGCATTAGGTGGTTTTGCTACTGGCGGTCAAGGTGCTGCTGGTGTTAGCGCACAAGGTTCACTTTGGTACAATCAAGGGAATGCACTTTCTTTTGAGGGTATTAAAATCCAACATGCTCCAGGAATGCCATCTGACCACATTGTTGCTGGAGAGGCATCTAACATCTACTTTGGTACTGGTCTATTGTCTGACCACAACGAAGTAAAAGTTATCGACATGGCTGACCTTGATGGTAGCCAAAACGTACGTGTAATCATGCGATATACTGCTGGTGTACAATACGGAATCGGTAGCGACTTAGTTCTTCAGACTTTAGCATAATAATTGTTCAATCAAAAGGGGTGGCTAACCCTGCCCCTTTTACTCAAAAATATAAATAATGGCTTGTGATTTAACTGGAGGAAGATTAAGACCTTGTAAAGATGCGGTTGGCGGCATTAAGAAACTTCATTTTGTTGATTTCGGAGATTTAGGAACGCTTACAATAGGTTCTAATGACGAGATTACTGATATGACAGGAACTTTTACCTACCACACCTACGATGTAAAGGGTAATTCTTCTCTTGAAACAAACATTACATCTTCTATGGAGAATGGAACAACATTCTTCGAGCAAGTTGTAAGTGCAACATTATTCAAGCTAACCAAAGAGGACAACAAAGAATTGAAACTATTAGCGTATGGCAGACCTCACGTTATTGTTCAAACATTCGATGACAAGTTCCTTTTGGTTGGTGCTGATAATGGTGCTGATGTAACGGGTGGTACTGCTGTAACTGGTACTGCTATGGGAGATTTAAACGGATATACACTAACACTTACTGCAAACGAAATCCGTATGCCTTCATTTATTGATGGAGCTACTGATGCCGACCCATTCGCAGGAATGACAAGTGCTACTGCTACTGAATCTACTCAAAGAGACCCTTCATAAATTCAATAGGGTTGTGAATCTAATAGGGGGCATTTATTGCCCCTTTTTTTGTGTCTTTGAAACAAATAACGCTTTAATTATTACTTTGGTATGCATGTATTAACGACATCTACATCACCACAAACGCTTAATGCTATTTTGCGTTCATCGCCATCATCGGTAGATATTGTTTTNTACGATAAATCCGAGAGAACGTCTGCTACTATTAGTGCTAACAGTATAACGACAACTAACGGAGTATCTGAAATATCAATTACTTTAAGCGGTTCTAATCAGCTAAAAGAAGGTAGATTTTATTCTATAACGATAAAAGATGGTGGTGATGTAGAGTATAAGGGATTGGTATTCTGTACAGACCAGACCGACTACAATAAATATGAAGTGGGTAAAGATGACTATGTTATAGAGGATTCCCACGATAACGATTTTATAATTATATAATGGCTAAAAAAGTAAGGCATTACGCAAAGAATAGACCCACCGTAGAGAAGAAGGAGGAGGGTAAAATACATATAGTACAACTCGGTTCATATTCGAGACCAGAGATAAAGGAATACTATAATGATGACTTTGTTGCTTATGGAGAGGACAATGATTATTTCACTTACCTAATAGATAGATATAATGGTTCTCCAACCAACAACGCCGCGATTAACGGTATATCTGAAATGATATACGGAAGAGGTCTTGATGCTACTGATAGTAGAGAAAATAAGGCTGACTATGCAGAGATGAAAGACCTGTTGAAGAAGAATGTGGTAAAAAGAATTTGCCACGACTTCAAAATGATGGGTCAAGCAGCATTACAGGTTATTTACACCAAAGACCGCAGTAAAATCGCTCAAGTAGAGCATATACCAGTTGAGACGTTAAGAGCCGAGAAATGCAACTCTAAAGGCGAAATAGAGGCATATTACTATCATTCTAATTGGTCTGAAGCAAAACCTAACGACAAGTTAAAAAGAATACCTGCATTTGGTTATTCTAACTCGCCTATTGAGATACTTTACATTAAGCCATATCGTGCTGGATATAAATACTATTCTCCAGTAGATTATCAGGGTGGTTTACAGTATGCCGAATTGGAAGAAGAGATTGCTAATTACCACATAAATAACATTCAGAATGGATTAAGTCCATCAATGCTTATTAACTTCAATAATGGTACGCCAGACCCAGAGCAGAGAGACGCCATAGAGCGAAGCATAATCAATAAATTTAGCGGTAGTTCAAATGCTGGTCGTTTCATATTGGCATTTAATGATAGCAAGGAATTGGCTGCTACTATTGAGCCAGTACAACTTAGTGATGCCCACCAGCAGTATCAGTTTTTATCTGATGAAAGTATGCGTAAAGTAATGGTATCACACCGTATTGTATCTCCGATGCTTGTTGGCATTAAAGATACTTCTGGTCTTGGTAATAATGCAGAGGAATTGCAGACCGCTTCTGTTCTTATGGATAACACAGTTATCAGACCAATGCAAGTAACTATTCTTGATGAACTTGAAAAGATACTTGAATACAACGGAATTGAGCTTGACATCTATTTTAAGACCTTACAACCGCTTGAATTTACCGACTTGACTAACGCTATCAGCGAAGCAGAGATAGAGAAGGAAACAGGCGTTAAAAAGGATATAGAGGAAGAAGTTAAAGAGAAGATAGAAGAACAAATTGAAAATATAGAATAATGCCAACAGCGATATTTATAAAAAGAGATGACCTTGTAAGGAATACTGCTTTAAGTGGTAGTGTTGATACAGATAAGTTTATACAGTTTGTTAAGATTGCACAAGAGATTCACATCCAGAACTATTTGGGAAGCGACTTGTATAACAAGATTAGCGCAGATATACTTGCTGGTACGTTGTCAGGCGATTATTTAGATTTAGTAAACGATTATGTTCAGCCTATGCTAATTCATTACGCTATGGTTGAGTATCTTCCGTTTGCAGCATATACCATTGCAAATGGTGGCGTTTATAAGCACAATTCTGAAAACAGTAGTTTAGCTGATAAGCAAGAGATTGATTCGCTTATAGCAAAGGAAAGGGATTATGCCGAGTATTACACTCAAAGGCTTATTGACTATTTAAGTTTCAACGCACCGAGTAAATTTCCAGAGTATTATTCAAATAACAATGAGGAGATATATCCTGATAAAAACGCTTTATTTAACGGATGGATGCTGTGAGTAAATATAAACCAAAGCAAGATAACGAAAAGAAACTTTTATATTATTTAAACAAAGAGCAAGATGCCAAACGAAATATATCACAGAAGCAATTGGGGAAATCCTAATCCTGAAGGTTGGGGAGATATTTACTTTGACCCTGCTGCTACTAATAAGCTGTACAATCATTCTGACTATTACGAGAACTCTGATGGCACAGATAAGATATTAAGGGATATACCTAACAAAGCGAGTATTACGCTTACTCCTACTGCTTATAGTGATGGCTCTATAAATACTGTTATACCACCTTATCAGGTCTTACCACAAGAATTGGTTACTAATGGTACGTTTGATACAGATACTGATTGGACTAAAGTTAGTGGTGTAGCTATTAGCGGAGGCAAAGCTAATTTTACTAATGTAGCCTCTAACTCTAATGGAATATACCAATCATCAGTTTTACAAGCTAACAAAAATTATAAAGTAGAATTTACTATTAGTAATTACTCAAGTGGTAATATAACAGCTTGGTCAGGAGGCTCACAACAAGTTTCGGCAAATGATACTTTTAATTCTAATGGTACAAAAGTTATAGAATTTAATTCAGGTTCTACAAATGGATTTTTATTAATATCAACATATAATGAAATTGGTAATTTTTCAATAGACAACGTAAGCGTAAAAGAAATACAAGAAGCCGACTTTGACTTTAGTAGAGGTTCAAGTGCTACACGAGTAAACGAGAAAGGGCTTATAGAAGATGTTGCAAGTGGTATTCCAAGAATAGATTACACAACAGGTTTTGGTAGTTGGTTGTTAGAGCCACAGAGGACTAATCTTGTAACGTATAG